CAAGCATTTAAACCACGATCGACGGTAAAGCCGATTAGGGTTAATGTCGCGAGCGCGCCCGTTAAGACGGCTAATACCATTAGCGAGCGAAATAAGCTGTCGTGGCTCACTGAGTTCCTCCTTTTGATAGTGAGGGCGGACGTCATGTCCGTTCAGGTAGTCACCACCGCAGCTTTCTCTAAACCCACCTTCCACAAAGGTTTTATCCTCATTAGGAGTGAATCCAAAGAATCGCAGGACCGGGATTATCGAGCTTGCAAGACTAGTCGGGACGATAATGTCGTCACCGAACACCGAGATGGTTAGTCCCGGTGTGTAAGGGTCCTCGCGGACACCCACCAGTTCTTCCAGCGCTTTCGCAAGCGTAAAGAAGAGTAAAGTCTCAAGCTCAAATGTGTAACCGTTCCCCATCGAGCTAAATTTCTCTAGCCTAACCCATTTGCCACCGATTAAAGTGGCGGGAGACCGGAATCGAGCGACCAGCTCGTACCAATCCGGGGGAAGCAACAACTCTACCAAGCTGTGGCAAACGGTATCACTAGCCATACTGAGATCAATAGTCGCAACGGAGCGGGTCATGGACCCAATCCGTGCGAGCACCTTGTGCATGTCAGCACAGGTACTCTTGTCCCAGTGTAAAAAGGAGCGCTTCATGCGTTTCGAAAGCAGTGTTCCGATAGCAAGCTGGTAAGCCACGTTGAGGGATGCCTCGACGCAGATGCCTCGATCCTTCTTAGCGTCTTTAGGAACCGTTGTGAAGCGGTTTCCACGGACAACCTCGAAGGTACGTTCGGCATACTCACCATAGCGTTCCAGACTACACCAGTCGAGAGTCCCGGCAAATTCGCCAGGAACCCCTCGTAGACCGCGGGAGGCGTAGCGCCCCCAGACGGTTTCGCCCCAAAACTGGAGCACGGGTGTAGTAGTAGATGTGCGCGTGTATCCGTCCATTAGTTTATGCGCTAACGGTACAGACGATCCTGAATTACGATACGTCGACCCAGGCCCAAATTTGATGGAATCTGTCAAGCTATCTAAGCTTGGTGCAGCTCCCACCACTTTCGCAATCATACGTTTCCACACGACGAGGACATCCTCGACGTGGCTACCGTAATGCCCTGGATTCCAGAGCAACGGTCGTAGACGGCTATTGGTGCGATAACATGCCCGTTCAGCTTCCCAAAACAGCGCTATAGCTGCCTCTTTCCGATCGACACCTAACGGCAAGCCGGGGTGTTTCTTGAAGAATGAGGCTACTTGTGCGTCTGCAAGGTATGCATCGGGACATGTGTAGAGTCGTGGGTTCACGCCGATCGACGCGAGCTTTTTCCATTCACCTTTTTTCAGCAGGAGACCCGCTTTATAAGCAAATAGTGTACCGGCTTCTTCGCATATCGCTAAGAAGACATCCTGTTCCGTTCGGAGCATGATGGCCGCCCTTCAAATGGGTTAGGCGGAACGAGGGGCGTACCCCTCGTCGAACGAGGCCTTGACCAGCGCGTGACCGATGAGGTTTCCGAACTGGTAAGCTTGTTCCTTAATAACAGCAGCGTCTTGGTTCTGCGGTATGACCACAGAAGCCTCGCCGGCCATGCGGCCGTTGACGCGTTTGTTACCACCTGAGTCAGTGATGACCAGGGGCCACGAAAAGTCCAGGCGGACACGTCGAGACGTCTTGTTACCGTTGTCACCAGCTTTGATCAAAAGCGTGGGACGTTCG